CTATGAAATCTATTATAGCAATTATTATAAAGTACGCGCATATAAAACTGTGAAAGGTAAAAAAGTATATGGCGCATATTCAGTAGTAAAAAAAGTAAAATGTAAATAATATAGATTTATTTGCAGGCTGTCATTCAGAAAAATCCCGTGTTAACCAGATATTTATCTTAACACGGGATTTTCGTATGGATGCATTGATGATAAAGTTTGTATAAATTTATATGTAGCAGAGTGTATTTTAGTTGTTTGATTGTCTTTTATTCTATTCGCAAAACACAAGTTTAACGAATAGTTATTACACATCCGCATATCACGCCTATAGTTTGCCTACGGCAATTTTTGCAAGGCATTGCAAAAACAACGGGTGCTACTTTAGCGCATGGCATACAGTAAAGTTCGGCAACATCAGACAAGAAAGCACCAATATACACGCCTTTAAACTTTACCCAAGCCGTTACAGAATTATCGGGTGCAAGCCGACACCGTCGGCATTTTGCACCCGATAATTCACTGAATACCTAAAAACGGTATCTTCTTAAGTATAAACATGATCATGCGCCATATTTTATCAAAATTTACAATTACAAGCACAACTGGTATCAGCCATTTAACTACGGATAAATCGACAAACACACTGAGCAATCCCACCGCAGACGTCAACACACCAACAAGTTCATCTAATACACTCTGTATGCCAGACGGCAATGTAGGCAGACTTACAGGCGCAAAAACAAGTTTAAGCAATGCAAATATCAATTCTAACAAACCCTTAATAATCATTGAGTCAACACCTCTTTCAATTTGTTCTGTAATAACAAAAGAACCGCACCGACCATAATAATATCAGTCACAAAATAAATCTTTTGCTGAATCTCGGGCACTTGTTTACTATATGCCGATAAACTAATAGTCTGCTTAGGAATGATGTATGTATCTTCCCATTTTAAACCAGGAAACACGATACCCGTATCAGTACCAGACGCACCTTTAATGCCGTTAAGCAGTTTCACAAACATATCTATTGGAGTATAGAGCATACCTAACTTATCAGAAAAGAATTTATTTAGGCGGTCAAAATAGTCTTTGAAATAGCCATCTTCCGGCACAAATACAGACACTAAAGCGTTAATCAATCCCGAAAAGAAGTTATTGAAAAAGGTTGTAATCTTGTTAAGCAAACCGGACATAATACCAGTTTGTTTTTTACTTTCCTCTGTCTGCTTTTTGCTTTCATCAGTCTGTTTTTTCGCTTCTGCTAATTGGTCTTTAGATGTGTTATCAATATTATTCAATTTGCTTTCTATCGTTCCAGTCTGCTTACCTAAATCAGTAAGAACCGCCTTTACATTCATAAACGTTAAAATACGGTCATAAGTAACCGTGAAAGCGTCCGTAACAGTAAGTGCAATATGGTCGACCATTTTCAAAGTAAACTTAGATGAAGCACTTTTCTCAATAAAAATTGTAGGCGACTTATCAGCACCAAAAGAGTATTCCTGTCCACCGACTATAGCATACCAATCTTTTCCAATACGATTAACCGTTAATTGTGAAGTATTATGTTTCGCACCATCTTTTATAGCGTCGTCATAAGAAAGTGCTAACTTATACCAATGTGTCGGATCAAGTTGACCAATACTATACGACTTTGAATATGTGATATCAAAATAATATGTCACACTGCCCGAATTAATAGTACCAGAATCCGTACTAGCGCCACCTGTAATAGATTTACCCGCATAAGTGAAACTTGTGCTACCCTCACGAACAGAAAAACTTTGTCTATTACCTGCCAATTTGAAAGACTTTTCAATATCAGTATTAGGATAAGTTTTAGTCACTGCCGCTTTAACGTCTACGCAGTCCAACACAACAGCGGAAAAAACTACGCAAAACGCTAAACACAACGGCAAAACCGAGGAAGAAAAGAAACGCCATACTTTCATTCGGTGTCACCCCCTGTCTCAAATCTGAATATTTTCCGAAACTGCCATAACTAAACGTCGGAACAGACGTCAAATTATAGGTTGTATAATCAACGTTATAAGATGAGGACGAACTGTATCGGTAAATGTCAATA